GGCGACACCACCATTACTGAAGATAGATGGGATTCAAGAAAAAATTCTTGGGTAGAAAATCCTGATGCAGATGTTGTCAGATATTTAAGCCAAGGCGAAGGCGATTTTCAGGAACTTACTGAAGATGTAGCCCGTCAAATTTTTCCTCATGCATTTACTGAAGAGGCTACAAAGGCTTTAGGTAAATTTGATTTACAAAAAGCAGAGGGCGAAAAGCGTTACACACTTGGCGCTATGTATATCCCTGATATGGAAGATGCTCATGGAGAGTGGACAGATTCAGATGAATTACAAAGAGCAGTTTGGGATTATGTAAGAAGCAATGACCGCCGTATTCGTTTACAACATAACAAAGATGTCGTTGCTGGTGAATGGGTAGAAGTTATGGCTTTTCCATACTCGCTAACAGTTCCAATTAAAACCCCCGAGGGTCAAGAGATGCAACATACTTATCCACCTAATACAGTTTTTCTAGGAGTTATTTGGGAGCCTTGGGCTTGGGAAATGGTTAGCGAAGGCAAGATTCGTGGGTACTCTATTGGTGGAAAAGCCGAAAGATTATTTGTCGATATTGATGTTGAAAAAGGCGACCCAACAGTCTCCGATGTACATATTGATACAATAATGTCTCCCTCAAAGAAAAAGCCAAAGAAGGAAGAAAATAAATGAAAAAAGACCTCAGAATTTTAAGTGAACTCCGCAAAGGACCTTTGGCTGGCATGAACGAGGACGAGTTCAAAATGATTGAGGCAGATGTAAAAAAGTTTGGTTTTAAGGGCTTGAGCGGTTATGCAAAGTCTATGGTTTTAGAGGCACAACGCCGTCTAGGTTTTGCAATCAATAAAGCACTAAATGATTTACCTTTTAACAAAGCAGTTTCAGTTGGTGACATGGTTTCATGGCAATCTTCAGGTGGCAGAGCAGAAGGCAAAGTTTTAAGAATTGCTCGCTCAGGTCGCATCAATGTTCCTGATTCATCATTCAACATTCAGGCAACTGAAGAAGACCCTGCGGCTTTAATTGTTTTGTACCGTGATGGAAAACCAACTGATACTAAAGTTGGACATAAGGTTTCTACTCTAAAAAAAAAGTAGAAATTGAAAAGCACGGCGACCATGACCAATCAAGTCATGGAGACCGATACAACGCAGACGATTCTGAAGGAGAAGATTCTTCAGAGCCAAAGAATCCAAAACCAAATTTCACTCCGTACAAGGATGATTCTGAAGGTGAGTTTGAAGATTTAGATTATGATGACCCAAAGTACATGGACACTATGGATTTGAGACCGAGGAAAAAATGATGAGTGCATCGATAATTGATGACACCATCCAAGTTTTGACCTCGATGAATTTAACCGTCACCAAGGTGACAACCCCGCCTGGGTATGCAGGAATACAGGTTTATTTACCCAACGATACTCAAGCATTTTTTATATGGGCAAAAATCGACAAAGACGATTTCCACTTTAGAATGGCTAGATTTTGGCAAAGCGAGAACCCTTTTTCTATGTGGATTGCCCCTAATTTGATTCAAGCATTGGCTAAAACGAGGGTTCTAACCAATCAATAAATAGGCTCGAATTACACTTGTGTTATTATTTGTTGGTCAAGACCCGAGGTTAGTTTTATTAGCCCTATGCTAAAAGACTTTCCTCTAGTTTGTTAGGAGCATAAATTGGCAAAACCCCGTACCCGCAAAATGGTGAATTTAGCCATTGAGGAAACGAGTGGCGTAGACCATCCAGCGCATCTACATGAGGGTTGGCTTGTAATGAAGTCAGCCTCCGAATCTGAAGTTCAGAGGGTTCTCGACAAATCGCTGACCGAGGAGGACTCCAATATGGAGGATATGAAAACTACCGAGGCAACTGAAGATAAGGTTGAAAAAACCGTTGAGGAAGAACTAGCGGCGGCGCAAGCCCGTATCGCAGAACTCGAAGCCAAACTCGCCGAAAAGGAAGAAAAACCTGAATTGGAAGTTGAAATGGCGATGGGTCAAGACTCAAAGGAACCTAAAAAGGAAGAAGAGGACTATATGAAGTCCGCTCCTGCTCCAGTTGTTAAAATGATTGAAGACTTGAGAAAACAGGCAGAGGAGGCAACCGCTGAATTACGCAAAGAGCGTGACGCCCGTGCTGATGCTCAAGCCGTTGAAAAAGCAAAGGGTTGGGCTAACCTCAACTTCGATGCAGAGAAAGTTGGACCAGCGCTTCGTCGTTTGTCCGAAACTGATTCAGAGTTAGCAAAGAGCATTGAAGAAGTTCTTTCTTCAGTAAATGCTCAAGCAGAATCAGCATCTATTTTTGCGGAAATCGGCAAATCCGTGGACTTCAAATCAGGCAATGCTTATGAGCGTATGACGACCATGGCTAAGTCTGCTGTTGAAGAGGGTGTAGCAAAGTCATTCGCTCAGGCGATGGCTGATGTTGCGACAAAAAACCCTGACCTTTACAGCCAATACCTATCCGAGAAAGGTGCCTAAAACATGGCATACGAAATCTCTAACTACTCGGTAAAGGTCACCCTCGTTGCAGGTGCCGACCTTTCCAGTAAGCAATACACATTCGTCAAGTTGGATTCATCAGGACAAGCAGTTGCCGCAGCAGGCGCTACTGATATTCCAATCGGCGTACTACAAAATGCTCCAACTTCAGGACAGGAAGCAGAAGTGCTTGTTGTCGGTGGAACAAAGATTGTTGCGGGAGCGGCAATCGGCGAAGGCGCACTTGTTGGTACAGGTGCAACAGGTAAGGCAGTTGCCTTAGTTGCTGGTACTGATACAACCAAGTATGTTGTTGGAACTCTTCTGACCGAATCTGCGGCAGATGGAAACATCGTCACAGCCGTAATCAACTGCGCTAATCCAGGCAGAGCGGCATAAGGGGGAAAAATAAATGCCACAGCCAAACATTAACTCCGTCCATGTGGACGCAATTCTTACAAATATCTCGGTTGCATATTTGCAAAACCAAGATAACTTTATCGCTGACAAGGTGTTCCCAGTAATACCTGTCGATAAGAAGAGCGATAAATACTTTACTTACACCAAGAACGATTGGTTCCGTGACGAGGCTCAACGCCGTGCGCCTGGAACTGAATCAGCAGGTGGCGGTTACAACCTATCAACAGGAACATATTCAGCAGATGTATGGGCTTTCCATAAAGATGTTGATGACCAAACTGTTGCAAACGCAGACGCTCCTCTAAACCCTCTTCGTGAGGCAACAGAGTTCGTTACTCGTCGTTTGATGCTTCGTCGTGAACTACAATGGGTATCCGATTTCTTCGGAACTGGTGTATGGGCTGACGATGTAACAGGTGTTGCTGGCGCCCCATCTTCAGGTGAGACAAAGCAATGGTCTGATTACACTTCTTCTGACCCAATTTCAGATATTGAAAACGGTAAGGCAGAAATCCTAGGAAACACAGGAATGGAAGCAAACACTTTGGTTCTTGGATACGATGTATTCAAGGCACTAAAGAACCACCCTGACCTAGTAGACCGCATCAAGTACACATCTTCACAAACAATCACAACCGATATGTTGGCCGCAATGTTCGACATTCCTCGAGTTATGGTTGCTAAGGCAGTCAAGGCAACAAACAACGAAGGTGCATCAGAGGCTTATGCCTTTGCACACGGCAAGAAGGCTCTTCTTTGCCATGTTGCTCCACAGCCTGGACTACTAACCCCTTCCGCTGGATACACATTCGCATGGACTGGTGTATCAGGTGGATTAGGTGCAACAATCGGAACTTCACAGTTCCGTATGGAATCCATTAAGTCAGACCGAGTAGAAGCAGAAATCGCTTTCGATAACAAAGTTATTTCTTCTGACCTTGGCTACTTTTGGAATACAATCGTCGCTTAATTAGTTAAACGAAGGGGGTGGGACTTTTGAAGGTCTCACTCCCTTCCTTTATTTAGGAGAAAAATAAATGGCAAATGTAAACAGACTTTCCAAGGGTGAAGTAGCAGTAGGCGCTCTACAAGTAGGCGATAACGATATGGTTTACGGAATTGAATTCGGAACCGTGTCAATCGACCCTGCTTCAATCAACGCAACAACCCGTGGAGCAACAACTTTCACACTAACTGGTGCGGCAACAACTGACATCATTATTGTGAATCCACCATCAGACTTAAATGATGATTTAATTTTCTGTGGAGCGGCTGTAACAGCGGCGGATACAGTTAGCGTTTATCTTTACAACCCAACCGCAGGTTCAATTAACCAAGCGGCGGCAACATTCTCATATTGCTGGATTGATACAACTGAGTAATATGAAAGCACAAATTCTTAAATCAATGATTGTTGAAGGTCGCAAACTTGTGGCTGGAGACATCGTAGAAGTTAAAGGCTGGCGTCATGCTAAGGCTTTGGCTAATAATCGCTACATCAAATTGATTGAAGAAGATGTAGTTGAAGAAAAAGTAGCGGAGGCTCCAAAGCCAAAGGCTACAAAAAAATCAAAAGAAGTCGCTGAATAGTGCGAAGGGCGATTCGGTAAAATGAGTCGCCCTTTTCTTTCTTAGGAGTTTATATGGCAATATCACACGCAAGAGTTTCAGTAGGAACCACCGCTACTAAACTTACTTCAGATTATGATGGCAAAGACGGTCAGACCATCAATGTCCAAAATCCCGCAGGTGGAGTAGATGTTTACCTTGGAGGAGAGGGCGTAACTACAACCAGTTACGGCTACTTACTCAAGGCTGAAACAAATTTTTCTGTTGAGTTGCAAGATGATGAAAAACTATACGGAGTCGTTGCCTCAGGTACACAAACTGTAAATATCATTCGTCAAGGCACCTGATAAATGGCTCTACCAGCATCACTTTCAACTTGTACCGTTGTTGGTACCTATGTTGATTTAGTTGGTAACCCCGTTCGTGGTTCTATCAACTTCACTCCGCAAACGATTCTAAAAGAGACAACTGCTAATGTAATTATTATCCCAGTTGTAATTCAAAAGACTTTTGATTCAACAGGTTCTTTTAGCGTTGTTCTGCCCGTAACAAGTGATACTGATGTAACGCCTCAACCTTTTATTTATACTATTGAAGAAAACTTTACTGGTGGTAGAACTATCGAGATTGCCCTGCCTCTATCAGTCGCAGGAACCACCCAAAACCTTGCAGATTTACTCCCTGCGCTATCTTCAACGGATGCCGCTAGTTATGTGTCAGTAGACGCTTATCAGGCTCTATTAGCCCGTTACAACGATGCTGAGAGCATCCGTGTGCTTGTGGTAGATGCCGATGAATATGTAGATGATGCCGAGGGATATGCCTCTGATGCTTCCAAAGCGGCTGGCTCATTAAGTAATTACAATTCTAATCAGTTTATGTTGATGGGAGTCTAAAGTGGCAGAGCCGTATGTACCCATAGCCGATTACACGACCTATAATAATTTATTAACTGAACTTGAGGTTGCAACAGATGGCGCTGAAACAAATGCTGATGCCCTTGACCTTGCAGTTGATAACACTCTAGTTCATAAGCAAACAGCAGAAAACGCAGTTGCTTCTAAGTTTGATTTGTTCTTTTTGGTAGGTGCATAAATGGCGCTTGCACCGAGTTTAACCACGGTTCAAATTACTGGTAATTACATAGATTTTGAGGGTAATCCAATCCAAGGTCAGGTTAGATTTACTTTGGGTGATGTAATTCGTAACGGTACAGATGACCAAATGATTGCACCATCAAGCGTAGTTGTTGGCTTAAGTAGCGGTGCTTTTACGGTAACTCTTCCTGCTACAAATGACCCCGATACAGTTCCAATCCCTTTCACCTACACAGTTGAAGAATCATTTCCTGGGGGTCGTACTTACACAATCTCAGTCCCTTATGACACCATAGGCTCTTTAGATTTAGCAGATTTAAGCCCAACACCTACATTGAGCGATACATTCACTCAGGCTATTGACCAAACATCTTGGAACGCACTAGAGGCAGATATTGATGCCCTAGATGTTGAAATCAATCAGACAACAGACAAAATTCTTGCTACGGGCAAGTATTGGTACATCCCTAGTACATACGCTACTTATACAGCGCTAGATACTGCGTTTGCTACCTATACCGCCTTAACCGCTGGTACTTACAGTTTAGATGGCGCTGATATTGCCACCTTTGTAACTACGGCTCAGGGCTATGAGTCAGCGGCTTCAGCAAGTGCAACAACAGCCACAAATACTGCGACTGGTACAATCAGTCCATTACTTCTAATCGGAGGATAACCGCATGGCAACTACTTACAAGGTATTGGGTCAATCCAATCCCTCAGCCACGACGCTAACAACTCTGTACACCTGTCCTGCCGCTACACAAACGGTTATCTCAACCATTTCAATTTGTAATCAAGCAGGTACTTCAGGTACATACAGAATTGCAGTTCGTCCAAATGGAGCGGCAATCGCTCCCGAACACTATGTTGTATATGACGCAACAATTCAAGCCAACACAACAGCGGCTTATACATTAGGTCTAACCATTGATGCTTCAGATGTAATAAGTGTTTACGCATCAGCATC